GTAAGCATCTGGTTGAGGTGTACTTGTATCTTCAAAATTATAACGTAATTGAAATGTTTGATTAGTTGTATCAATAGTATCATTAGCATCATAATTTAATAAAACTCTTTGCATACTTTTTCTTATACCCGGGTCACCTAATGATAAATCGGGTGAACGATAAAATGCAGATATGTTTGCTGTTGTTGTTCCATATGTAAATACATTTCCAGATTCCATATTATACACATATCCATCATAACCACCATATATAGTTGTTTCTATATTACTAACTAAATCAGAATCACAACATGCAGGTTTAATTCCTTTTATATCAGAATATTCAAAACCTAATGTACCTGTTTCTGGATTAGCTTTTAACACTGCAATAATTCCTTTACAGCTTGTTTCAACAGTATCGTCTGGTGGATAAAATAATCTATATTGTGATTTATCTCCAATTACAACTGCTGTAACATTATCATATTCAATATCTGCAATACGTTTTTGTATTTGTTTAGATACTGTACCTAACTCTACATCACCAATTCTTTCTGTACCGGCAATAGTTCTAAAACCATCTTTTGATAAAAATAGTAAATCTCCACCAAGTTCTTGAATTGAATGATGTGCTATTGTTCCTACATCTTTTGCAACTTCTGCTAATGCAAAATCACTTGAACTTGTACCTACTAATTTATATACACTATCTTCACAAAATATAAATAAAGTATCACGAAAAACTTTAAGTCCTGTTATTGTAGCACCTACTACAATACTGCCACCACCTGTATCAAAATCATCTTCTGTAAAAGGGCCAGAAAATGTTATTGTAGATATAGCATCTGACATACCTGCATAAAACATATGATTTGCAAATGATTTAACAAATTTAGGATTAGTTGGAGCAGTTCCACCACCTGTAGCGTTTATTATATCCTCTGTGTACGATGTGTCAAGTGTAAAAGCACTAGAAGTGCCTGTTGCTATAATTATTTTTTCTGTACCATTAAAATTAAATTTATCAAAATCATAAGTATTTGTAGTACCTTTACTTGTAGCTCTAGAAGTCCAACTTCCAGATGTAGAACCTGTATATACTGTTCCTCCTCGAGCCGCTACAACTAAATTATTAAATATTGCTACCATATTTAATCTCTCTGTAGACGCAGATACTTGAGGCACTATTGTAGAATTGTATTTTGCTGTTCCGGATATTTTTTTATATCCTCCTGCAATATCTGGTTCAAAATTTTGTAAAGATAATGCTTCTCCCGGTCTCATAGAAAAAACATCTTTATTTAAAATTAACCCTCCAAAACAACTAACAACTGTAGGAGTTATTTGTGAAGTATTTGGCACTACATTATACCTCTACCATAATGACGAAGATTAACTCTTTCATCACGCATGTATTCTTGTTTTGCTACTAAATCTTTTTGTAATCTTTTTAAACCATCTCTGTATTCTTTATTTGCAATCATTGCATGTTCTGGGTCAGAACGTAAATTNTATGCATAGTATCTAGCTTTTGTAACAATTAAATCTGCATATCTATCATCNAAATCTGGAATATCTCCATGAGCAGATAATTCTGTATGCTCTTTCCAATATTCAATAACTATAGAATAATCATTTCTATCTGGTACTGGACTTAAACCTAATTTTCCACTTTGTGTTTTATATATATATTTAGGTTCTGCTTGAGAAGTACTTAAATTAGCTTTATCTTTTTCTGCATATTGTCTAATATAATCATCATAAGAAATATAACGTAATCTTTTTGGACTAACATTTCTAGATATTCTAATATAATCTACATCTAAATTAGTTGCTGTAGATGTATTATTTACTGTAATGTAACTTGTTTGAGCTGTTGCTGTAAACACTGTATCTAATACTGCACCTTCACCAAAATTTTCTACAGTTAATGTTGTACTTAAATTTTGTGTACCTTCTGCCGCAGTACCTACTTGTATTTTTAATGCTTGGCCTACACTATTAGAATCATATACTTTTACTTGTATTCTGTATTCTGTATTTTTACTAGTTGTAATAGCTTGATAAGCGGCATAATCATTTAATCTTAATCTACCATTACCTCCACTATTATAAGCGGCACTACCTGCACCTGCTATAGTTGTCCAACTAGTTATATTAGAAGTAAACTCACCATTAGTAACTAATTCTTTTGGTTTTAAATAAATAGTATCCCAATCTATTTTACGCCATTCTAAATCTCCTGTTTGTGGAGAATCTGTTGTAGGTAAATTATATTCTCGTTGACCTGCATTAGTATTATAAAATGTTTCTTTATGAAGACTTGGTAATTCTTCTAATTCATTATAAACATCATGTAATGAACGATTAACAAAGTTTTTAACAGAGGTTTGTACTCCTCTACTAGATGCAAAATTAGCTGAAGTTAATTCTACTTCATTTAAATCATTTAGTACTCTGTTAGTTATTGTTAAGTATGTTGCCATTATATTCCTAATTCTATTGTGTTAAAACCTTCTATTGGATAAGACTCTGTCTCAAAACAAAACGAATCAAAATGAATATCTTCATCACCTTGACTTCGTGCATAAGATTTAAAATCATCAATCATAATTTGATTGTATTCTGTGCATGTTTCCATGTCTGGATAAAGATATCCTTGATATCTAACTGATGGCCAATTAGGCATGGATGTTATTATTATAGCCATTACTATTTTAACCATTAATTTTATCTTTTTTATTTTCTAATAAACTTAATATTTTATCTAATTTAATTTCTAAATTTTCTACTCTTTCTTCCATTTCATGTTTAANATTATTTTGATTAGGATACATGTGAATAGTTTTTTGTCCTGTAGATGCAGAACTTTTTTTTCTAAAATCGTAAGTTGTCATAAATCCTTTATTTAGTAAATTAATAAAAGGGGGCCGAAGCCCCCTCTAAATTATATTAATTAGCCGTCGTGTTGAGCCGCAGTATTTCTGTCAGTCTCATCAACGCCACTAACATCACAAAGTACTGCCCAAACACGGATTTTACCCGCACTGGATGCCGCACTTAGCATTAGTACATCAAGTGTATCTGCACTAGCAACAACAAGATTTGCTGTNNNTGTAAGTACAGAATACCCAACTTCTTTTGCATCGCCATCAACAAAATTGTCAACATCTCCACCAGTAATACCTAAATCTACAGTTACAGAGTTAGATAGTTGTGTTAATATTTCCATTCCTGCTTGCATGATTAAAGTTTCTGCCGGAATATCAAGAGCTTGTAAAACATCTCCTGTTGCAGTTCCTGCATCACTATTAATTGCCGCAATGTCAATTACATTTTCTACAAGATAAGGAGTTCTTATACCTGCACTAAATCTACTTGGTCTAGCACCTGCGGTACTAGGGCCTGTTACATCATATGTAGCCATGTTATATCCTCCTAATCAATTAAAAGATGTCTAGCTTGAAGTGCTTCCGAACGAAGTACTTTTCTGCCAAAGACGTGAAGACCTCTAACAATATCAGAGAATGAGTCTGGGTCTCTAATTACTTCTGTTTTTGCAATAGCATTAGCAGTAGCAGTTGAAGACATGTGTCCAAACATTACTTTAACGTAGTTAGAAGTTGAAGAAGCGGCAAAGTTATTAGTCATGTAAAGTTTAAAACCATTTACAAGACCATTAACAACTGAACCATTTCTTAAAGGTGATGTACCATCACCGGTAATAGATGCATCCATTAATTTAGATGATGCATTTCCAAGTTGTTCATAGAACTCTGGAGATGCTAAAAACCATCTGTTATCAGTTGGAATATCTAATGCGTGTAGATTTTTAGCCGCAGTTGCTAAAATATCCATTGGGTCAACTTCAGAAGAAGCGAAACCTACGTCTGCACCAGAGCCATCACTACCAGTAGTAGTTCCTGCACCGGCAAACATTGCCGCAATTACATTTGCATCGTATGAATCTTTTAGAGCATATGCTCCAGAAGAAGTAGCCAAAGCCTCCCAGTTCACATGAGCTTGTCTTTCTTCGATATCGTCAACTTTAAAAGCGAACGCATTAGCTTGGTCTACAACCATTTGAATTTGGTCATCTGCCAAATTCTGAGGAGCTATTTGAGCACCTCTGGTATAAGAACTAACTGTAATGGTAGGCTCTTTAATAATGTTAACTGTATCTCCGTAAGCTTCAATCTCACCTGCATAATCAGTATTAGTAATATCTTCTACTACTGATGCAGTTCTAAAGAACTTCTGGACTTTTTGACTGTATATAGCAGGTAACCAATTACCAGATGGTAAATTGTTATACCCGTTTGCTGTTCCTATAGCCATAATTTTGTCCTCCTATAGACATAAAGATTAAGCATTAACAATTCTTCCCTCAACTCTAGCTAAGTCAATGTCTTTTTCATACTTTGCAAATTCAGCCGGTTTCATTTTAGCTATATCGCTAACCTTCCACGTTTTTTTATTTGTAGTATCAATATCACGTTTGCTAGTTGAAGTTACTGATTTAGATGCTTCTAATGAATTATTAGTTTTTTTCTTTTTATGCCCAGTATCAACTTTATACAAGTCAATAGCTCGAGCCGCTAATTTTGCATTAGATGTATTTTCATACAACCAACCTTGAATAGTAGAATCTTGTTCGCTAACCCATTGATGAAATTTTTCATCTGCCCTTATATCACTATAATCTGGATGAAATTTTGACAATTCTATTTCAGCCTTATCTCTTTGAACAACCGCTTGTTGGCTTTCCAATTCTTTAAGACCTGTTTGGATTTGTTTTGTTCTATCATCTGCCTTAGTATGAGCTATAGTTTCTATAACATCATAAACATCTGGGTATTTAGTTTTCCAAGCTTCTATTTCTTCTTTAGTTTTTGGTAGTGCTTTTTCAGTATTTTCTTCTAACTGACGTTTAAGTTTTGAGACATCGTCTTTATGCTTGTTGACAGTAGAATCGTAATGTCGTTTAAGGTCGTCATAACGCTTCTTAAACACTTTCTCTTCAGCGTTGACAGGGCGTTCTTCATCTGGAGTGGCTTCTTCTTCTGAAGTAGTGTCCTCTGAAACGGTAGCTGTGTCTTCTGTTACCTTACGTTTGTAAGGGCTAGGCTCGAGAAGA